TGGTGCCGCTAGTACTACTAGTGGATTAGGTAGTATTTTTTCTGGACTTCAAGGTGTTGAGACAGCCCCAGTTAGTTTAGGAACAGGTGGTTATGCTTCTGGCATTGGTGGTCAAGCTTTAAATGTTGCTCCAACTTTAGGAGCTGTTGGTAATGGTGAAATTGGTTCTTCTTTATTAACAAACAGCAAAGGCACGCCTTTAAATATGATGGATAAAGTAGGTAATTATATATCTAATATTCCATCTAATACTATGGACTATGTAAAAAATAATCCTTTAACATCTGCCAAAACAGCTTTTGATATGACAGCTTCAGCTCCAGAAGCTCCTACGCAAGATAGATCAACTCCTGTAAGACAAGGCAATGCAGGTCTTTTATATGCACCTAATTTTAATACAAATCCTTCTTCAAATTTAGATACAGAATTACAAATAGGTCAAACAAAAGATAATGCAATGGGATTACTAAATGCGTTAAAAACAAGAATTCCTCTTACAGATGAAGAAAAAGCACAACTAGCTCGTCTAGGTCAACAATATTAAGGAAAAATCATGGCATGGTATGACGACATAACAAGTGGTGGACTATCTGGTCTTTTAGGCACAGATGCTCCTAATTATTTAGATCAAATGTTTCCTACAGACGCTAATAAAATAAGAAATAAAGCTATTCAACAAGGTCTTATTGGTGGTGTTGGAGCATACTTAAGAGCACCTAAAAATCAAGACAGAGGTGTTGGTGCACTTATTGGTGATGTTCTTGGTGGCTATCAACAAGGCTCACAAGGTTCTTATAACAAACAAACGTCTGATTACATTACAGGTCAAAAACTTACAGAACTTCAATTAGACAAAACTAATAGAGCAAAACTAAAAGAATCTATTGATAAGTATAATCAATTGCCAACTGGAATGAAACCAGATGAACGTGCTGCATTTTACACACAAAATGTTATTCCATATCTTCCTATGGATAAACAAGCTGAAGCATTATTACCTAAAGTTACACAAAAAGAAGTTGGCGATCAATTAATTTCTTATGACCAGTATGGTCGTGAAGTTGGTAGAGAAAAAGTTGGAATGACAGCTTATCAAAAACAAATATTAAGTCAAGGTAGAATACCTGTTGGATATGCAATGAATAGTGATGGCACTTTAAGTGCTCTTGTGGGTGGTCCAGCAGATGCTAAAAGACAACAACAAATATCTGCAACCGAAGATTTTGATACTCAAATTTCGGATTTAAGAGATAAATATAAACAATTAGATGCAATGGGTGGTATTATTAATCCAGATAAAAGTTTAGCAAATAATCTTATGGCTGGTGCAGAGTCTTCTGGTATTGGTCAAATTGTTAGCGGAAAAATTGGTACACAAGCTCAATCTATTCGTAATGAAATTATACAAAAAAGACCATTGTTATTGCAATCTATTAAACAATCTACTGGCATGAGTGCTAAACAAATGGATTCTAATAAAGAAATGGAAATGTATTTAAAAGCAGCTACAGATCCTAATTTGGATATTAAAGCCAACTTGGCTGCTCTAGACAATATGTACAAATTGTATGGTAGTGGAAAATTACACGCAATTGGTGCAACTAATAAAACAAACTTAACTGAACAATATAGAGATAAACAAGAACAAAATAAACCAGCAGAAAAACAAGCAGAAAAACAAATTGTTAAAACTGGTATTGATAAGAAAACAGGTAAAAAAGTAGTTCAATATAGTGATGGGACAACTGCATATGCCAATTAATGAAAAAGATATACAATGGGATTCTGAACCACAAATAGACGCAGCTAACATTACATGGGATGCAGAACCAATAAAAAAACCTGTTACATCTATGGGCGAAAGATTTGCTCAAGGATTTAAAGACCCATTTTTAGGTGGCGGTCAAAGAGCTATTGAAGTAGGTAAAGCCCCTCAAGCATTTACAACAAATCCACTTATTAACTTAATGAATGTATTAGGTCAAAAATCTTTTGATGTAGGTTTAAAAGCTACAGGACAAAAACCTGCTGCTGAACAAATTCAACAAGACATTGCACAAACGAGACAAAACTATGTAGCTCCAGAAGGTATAGATTTTCTTAGAATGGGTGGTAATATTTTAAACCCTACTACCTTTATGTCTCCAACAAACGCAGCTACAAGTATTTTAGGCAAAATAGGTACTGGTGCTGTTACAGGTGCTGGATATAGTGCATTAGCCCCTACAATGTCACAAGAAGAGTTACAAAGTAATCTTGGTACTGGAGCTGTTACTGGTGGATTATTTAGTGCAGGAACAAGTGCATTAGGTAGAGTTATTAGCCCTAACGCTTCTACAGACCCTCAAATGAAGATTATAAAAGACATGGGCATAATTCCAACCTTAGGTCAATCACTTGGTAAACGATGGAACGCTTATGAAGAAAAACTTACATCATTTCCACTTATTGGCGATATTATTGCTAACGCTAGAACTAAAAATGAAGAAAAATTTAGAACTGGTTTGTTTAATACAATCTTAAGTAATATTGATGAAAAACTTCCTACTGCACAACTTAAAGGTCGTGACCCATTAAATTATACTAAAGATAAAATTGGAGCTAGTTATCAAAATTTATTAAATAAATTAGGTGCTATTAGAGTAGACGGAACTTTTGTATCACAAGCAGATGATCTGGCAACAATGATAAAAAATAGTGGTATGAGCCCAGAAAAAGTTTCAGAATTTAATTATTTATTAAAACCAATTGAAGACGCACAAAGTAAAAATGGATATATTACATCTGAATCTTATAAAATGATTGAAAGTGAATTATCTAAACAAATTAAAAAGTTAAACGCAAGTGATAGTACTTTTGATATTAAATTAAGTGGTGCTGCATCTCAACTTAAAGATAATTTATATAATCTACTTGAAAGACATTCTAGCACTTTACCTAAAATAAAAGGTAATACAGTTGCTGAAGAGTTACAAAGAACTAATAAAGCATGGGCTATGTATAAACGTACAGAAAAAGCTGCTGGTGCTCAAGGTGCTGAATTAGGTGATTTTACACCATCTCAATTTGCTCGTGCAGTTAGCCAGCTAGAGCCATCAAAAGCTAGATACGCTCAAGGCTCTGCATTATTGCAAGAAGTTTCAGACGCTGCAAAAAGTGTTATAGGAAATAAAATAAGCAATGCTAATCCTTATGTTAGATCATTAGGTACAGTTGCTGGTTTAGGTGCTGCTGCAATTAACTTGCCAAATTATCTTATGGCTGCTATTGGTACTTATGGTGTATATAATCCTATATCACAAAAACTTATCAATAAAGCACTTACAGAAAGACCAGAACTAGCTCCAGCAGTTAGAGAGTTTATTAACCAACAATCACCAAGAGCATTGACAGTAATGCCTAGTTTATTAGGGAACAATAATGAGCAATGAAATTGACCCAATACAGTATGGACAACTAATAGCACAGGTAAAAAATCTACAAGACAAGGTAGATAGCATGGAAACAGATATAAAGTCGCTCCTAGAGCTTGCAAACAAGTCTAAAGGTGGTTTCTGGGCAGGTATGGCAATTGCTTCTGCTATCGGTGGTTTGATAACATTCATTGTTAATCATTGGATGGGAAAATAATGCAAACATTAAGAAACTTAGTAGCATTAATTGTAGGTATGTCTATGGGTGCATTACTAGCTATATCTATGGATGTTAAAGCAGATACAACAACTATTAACTACAAAGGTCAACCACCACCTAGTGCCATTAGCCCTTCCATAAGTGCTTTTAGCCAAGATGTTTGTATTGTGCCTGTTACTGGTTCTGTATCTAGTACATTGTTTGGCGTAAGTGGTGGCTCTGGTTATAAAGATGTTAATTGTGAACGTATTAAATTAGCTAAAACACTCAATGACTTAGGGCTTAAAGTTGCAGCAGTTTCTATCCTATGTCAAGATGACAGAGTATTTGAAGCTATGTTACAAAGTGGTAGTCCTTGCCCTATTAACGGTTCTATTGGTGATGCTGCAAAGCGTGGCTGGTATGAACTAAAACCAGATACATTCAAAAAACTATATGGTCAAACATTTACAATTCCGCTTGTTCCTGACGAGCCTATTACTACTTCTATCACTAACAAAGGCAAATAATGCTTATGCTTGGTATTGCAACTATACTCCAACGCCTGAAGGCTATATGCTTCAAGGTTCTCTCGTATGTAACGGCATTGATCCAATTATTGCAATTAAAGACTATTGGTGCGTATCTTATAACTCAAGTGACCCAATATGTGGTGCGTATCAAACTCCTGCTTGTTCAGACTTGGTTGAAAATCAAACAACAGCTTGCACGTTACCTCACTATAGCGGTGCTATTAACCAAAGCAGGACTTTTAATTGTTCTGCAAACGCTTGGTCAGCTTGGACAGAAACTAGCAACAATTGCACACAAGACCCACCAACGTGTCAAGCAAGCGTTGAAACTAGGCAACTAGCCTGTCAAGCAGACTATGTAGGTTTAGTTACAGAAACAAGAATGTCATCTTGTCCAGACCCTTATAACCCATCTATATGGGGAACATGGGTAGAGACAGCTAATTCATGTGTTAAGAGTGCTACAAACGTTACTAACGTAGCTTCACCAGTTAGTCCTAGTAGTCCACTTAACCCTATAAATAACCCACCACCTATTGCAGCTCCACCACCCCCTGCTGGGCTACCTGCAAATAGCCCTAGTGAGCCTGTTTTATCTAGCCCTCCTAAGGTTGAACAGCCAAAGCAAGAAAGTAAAAGTGAGCCAAAGGCAAAAGAAGATAGCCCAAAAGATACACCAAAAACAGAGCAAAAGAGTGAGAGCAAAGAGAATCCTAAACTTGACGTACCAAAAGGTAAAGAACTTGTGCATGGATTTGGAATAGTACTTTCACTAGAAATACTTAACAGACCTATTATAAACCAAATTGAACTAACAGACGCTTTTAAATTTGATCAGGAACTTAATAATGACTTTGGAAAAAACGAAAACTTTAAACTTGAACTTCTCCAGCTCTCAACTCCTCAAGATGCTTTTATTGATTCTGCCAATATTAGCTGGAGGAGCATACGCAGGCATAACTTTTTACAACAAGATGGTTACGGCAATTGAAGCTGTTGACAGTTTAGATTTAGCTCCTATAGAATCTAAATTAAATGGTTTAGAGATACAGGTTAAAGCTATTAACGAAAGACAATACCAACTATCTGAGTCTATTATGAAAGCTAGTGAGAAATCTTCAGATGCTATTGCTAACTCTCGTGAAACTTCAGCTATGGTAAGTGGACTAAGAAAAGAATTAGAAGCTACTGTAAACGCTATGGATGACAAACTAAATACAGTTAAACGTTCAACTATGAATCCACTATCAAAATAATGTTTATTACAAAAGACTTTATATGTAAGCTATATGAAGGCTTTGTATCATCACCAACATTTAAAAATTACGCAAAATATCCAGCATCAAGTAAAGTAAAATTTACCATTAAAAATACTCCAGAGGCTTATGGTGAATATAAGCCAGAAGAAAAAGAATTTAACTCTAAACACGAGATAATGATTTCTACTGGAAGATGTACATTTTTAGATACAGTATGTAAGACAATGTTACACGAGTTGATCCATATGGGTATATATATTAATGAGCCAAACTCTAAAAAATATCTATCTCATACTGGTGAGTTTAAAAGAATGCAAAATAAAGTAGCCAAAGAATTTGGCTTTGACCCAAAGGAGTTATAAATGTTTAGTATTATTTCAGGTATATTAGGTTTTGCTACTAGTGGGCTTCCAAGTCTATTAGGATTCTTTCAGCAAAAAGGTGACCAAAAGCATGAACGTGAAATGGCCATGCTGCAAAATCAACAAGCATTGCTTATGGCTGAAAAAGGTTTTGTATCACAAGAAAAGATTGCAGCTATTGAATTAGAAGGAACATACGCAGAAACATACGCACAAGAACGTGAAGCATTATATGCACATGACACTAAACTTGTAGAAGGTGCATCACAATGGGTAAAGACTTTAAATGCTTGTGTCAGACCATTCGTTGCATTTACTTTTGTAGGCTTACTTGTATTCGTTGATGTAGCTGGATTCATATGGGCAGTTAAATCTACTGGTGGATTCACACCAGAATCTATGGATGCTATATTCTCTAGTGATGAGATGAGTATTGTAGCTTCAATCATTGGCTTCTATTTCGGATCTCGTACTTGGGAAAAGAAAAAGAGCAGTGAATGAAAGTATCAAACAAATTAATACAGATGCTCAAACACCATGAGGGCGTTAGGAGCAAGCCTTATCGTTGCCCCGCTGGTCTATGGACTGTGGGTGTCGGTCATCTTATTGGTGATGGTAAGTCATTGCCTGAATCTTGGAATAAGACTTTTACACAGGAAGAAATAGATGGAATTCTTAAACGCGACCTCAATCGTTTCGAGTTGGGAGTATCTAAGATGTTACCTAACGTGCGCCTTAGACAATGTGAATTCGATTGCTTGGTTTCTTTTGCCTTCAATCTTGGCTTGGGTACATTTCAGCGA